ATTGCCGGCTATCTACCAGAACAACTTTCAGAATCAGAGCTAAATAATTTAATTGCAGAAACTTCTCCATCAGAAATGGATTGTATCTTGCCACCATGGTCAGATGACCCAGAATCTACTTTCTTAGAGCTAGATGTCCCACTTGAGGTTTCAACTTTTTTGGTGATTTCTTTTTTTTCTGTATTCTTTTTAGCAGAAGGATTTACTAAAGATAAGTAAGTTATTGAATCTACCTCTCCGGTCTCTTGGAGGTTATTTTCCTTTTGAAATTTTTTAACTGCTTCTTCAGTTTGCTTTCCATAAACCCCATCTACACCGGCTGACATTGTATAGTTTAATGATTCTAATTTACTTTGTATACTTGAAATAATATTGCTATTTTCTCCAGAATCTTTATCACCAATTTTAACTTTATTTTTTTCAACAATATAATCTGAAAATCTTTCATCTGAAAGATCTATATTTTCTTTTGCAAATTTAACAACTGCGCCTGGAAGCCTCTCTCCTAATTGACCTCGCAATTCTTCTGCAGTTACTTTGCCTTTGCTAAACACTTGAGAGACGGCACGCATTGCACCATCTACGTCTTCCATGCTTCCGCCGGTCATCATGACGGCAGTACTTACTCCCTCAAAAATCTCTCCAGTAGTTTTAGTGTCAATACCAAGCGCAACGGTACTAGCCCGTAAACGAGTGAATTGACGATAAGAATCTCCCAATGGAATGAGAAGGCGATTGCTGATGTCGGCCACCAGCGCATTGGCTTCAGCGAAATCTTTTAGATCGGTGGATGCACTGGCAAGGCCAAGGCGCATGCGCCTCACTGCATTCGCTTGTTCTGTCATGGCAAAAGCCATGGCACTAAGATTATCAACAGCTTGGCCGACAGCGGCACCTGTAAACGCTCCAGGTACGCCTCCAATTAGACCACCGGCAATACCACCAGCGGCACTGCCAACACCACCTCCAAGTCCTCCTCCATAGAGAAATGCGCCACCCGCAGCCCCCATGCGTTGACCAGTGGTCAGAGGGCGGCGAGTTTGTTTTTCGATGGATTGTTCAGTTTTTACAATTTCAGCATTAACTTTCTTCCACTTCGTCGTGTTAGGCGCAATTTCACGAGCGCGATTGCGAAGAATCGTAAGTTTCGCCTCCAAGGCATTAAGGCTTCCTGGTTCAAATGCACCAAGACTTTCGCGCATTTGCACATTTTCAGCGAGCCTATCAGCCGCTTGCAAGTCAACCTTTAATCGGCCAATTTGTCTTTGTAGATTGATCCATGGTTCTGTGTTGGGCGCAATTTGACTCGCTTCAATACGGGCGGCCTCTAATTGTTTCGTAAGGCGCGTGGCACTGCCAATGTCAAAAGCCTCTGCCTGTGCACCAAGTTGGATGGCGCGAGCTTGCATGCCGCCACGTTCGCGCATTCCCTGTGCAACGCCAATACCAGTGGCCTGTTGCTGGAAGCGTCTGCTACCAATTTGCATGCCAGCCAGCTTTCGCTGCATCGCAGCAATTTGCTTGTCTAGCTCTCTAAATGTTGAATCAATACTTGTACGAAGCTTTGTAGTGTCAAGCTCCAGCGTAATCTTGTTTTGTTTTCCTTTCTTTGTTGTTTCGGCGACTGCTTTGTTTACTTTTTGGATTTCATCCGCAATGCGCGAGGCATTTGTAGAAAAATCAATGGTATAGCGTGCCATTTATCAGCGACCTCCTCGCTTGATGATAGTGTCAATCACGCCATCAATTTCTTGAAGCGTAGGCTCTGTCCATGGGCGAGCGGGATAGATTCCGCCTCCTTTCAACCTTCCTCCATCGTGAACAAGCTCCGCCACGTCGTCTTCCCAGACAAATTCAGTGATGGAACTATTGATTGGATCTCGTTTCTTGCTTTGAAGCAGTGCTCCTGTGTCCACAATATCACGAGGAGAAGTGACCACTTCTCCATTTTTACGTCTGGTTCTATTTGTTGGATTCTTGGGATTATTTGTTTCCCACGCCCATTTACTATCAACCATTTGCTGATCAAAATCTTTATCTGCCCAGTCCATTGAAAGCTCAAAAGTGCGCTGGCATATCCCTCTTAGCACTTTCTCTTCTGCGTTTTGAAACTGCTGAGACCTAACACTAACGACTGGACGAGTAGTTCCTTTCGGCTGCTTGGCAAGCAGGCTCAACAATTTATCAATTTGCTTGTCAACTTCAAGAGCATTGCTTTCAAAGCGAAGCTGATAAGCCATTTTAACAATGCTCTAGATGCTATCAACAATCTAACATTTCAACGCAATTCAGCGCCTATCATTCCCACAATCACTGGAGGCAGCTTCTCATTTTTCAGCGCCCACTGCAAAGCTTCTTTTGTGCTTTGCTTGATTGATTCATTCCCATCATTAAGATCAAAAGGCAAGAATTGATCAAGCTTAATTTTATTTCCCTTGCCTCCCAGCGCGGAACAAACCATCACGGCAAGCTTGGCAGTGGACACACTGGACGCATTAGTTCTCCTCTGCATCGTTGCGTAATAATGCTGCAATACATCAGCCAGCAACTTCACTGGTAGTCGCGCAAAATTAGCAGCTTGAAACAATGGGTCAGAAAGCTGAAGGCTTGTTAATTGGCAAAACACCTCAGTCCAGTCCGTAGCATTATCTAAAGCATGCTCGGCTTGCCCAGCAAGCCGCTCTATTAGTTTTTTGCTTCTTCCGCTTCCTCTTCAGTGGCTTCCTCGACGCCCCTGTCTTCCGCCGCCATAAAAGCTTCCACTTGCTGGAGAAGCTCCTTCGGCAGCATTTTCGTATCCTCCATGGACCAATCGTCAGTGGCGGCCCATTTCTTGCCCTGCAATACTTCCCCGCGATTCTTAAAGAAAATAGTAATCAGTTCACCGAATTGCTCACGAGGGGATGGCAGCGATGCCATTAATGAAATGGCCTCTTCAGAATATTCTTGCAATACGCTTTGTCCATCGCCTCCATTTTGCAGCAAAGCAAAGGCTTCTTCTTCATCAATGCCCTTCTCTTGAGCAATCTTTTTCGCCAATGCAATGGCACGCAGTGTAAACTGAGCCCGCTTCTGTCCTTGCTCCTCCCGAGTCCAAGCTTCTTCTGCTAGCCAGCTTCCATATTTGCGCAGCCGCAAGCAATCACCAATCTCTTGGTATTCCGCATTGCTCAGCAGAAAAATGTTGGAATACTTGCTCATAACAGTCTCTATTGCAACGGAAGTCTAGCATTGAGAATTCTTATTGGCACTCCACCACCAATCGCCTTAAATGGCACTCCCACTTCCAGCTCTTCCTTCCCGAAATTAAGAACAATGGAAGACGGGCAATTGGAAAGAAAACAAGCTAAGCCCGCCTTGACAAATAAATCGTCCTTGCTTGCGTCAAACAGCCAAACTTTCTCACATTTGCTTTTGACTAGTTTCATGAACGAGGATACACATTTAGGAGTTCCGTGTCTGGAATTCTAATGCGATACTGACCATAGACAATATCGGTTTCAGGGCGGAATGAAAATTGCGCGTCAGGGAACCTCCTTGCCATGCGCTCTGCGGCTTGCGCCAATGCGGAGGAATTCGTGGTGTAATCAATGAGCACCACCGTCCATTGTTTATTATTCTGCACTTTCCCCACCATTGCTCTCGGACTAACGGAAGCAAATTCTTCAATGGTCACTTCCAGCCCCTTTACTTTCCATTCACTGGGCACGCTTTGCCTGCCAACTACATACACTGCAGGAAGCGTGGAATTATTTGGCAGCGTATAAGTGCCAATCAGATTGGGCGATGCAGAAAGCAGTTCAGTGATAGTTTCGCGCAGTTGAGAAATGTTCATTAAAAAAGCCTGCCCCGCAAGGAACAGGCTAGCGAAGATTCAATGGAACAATCAGGAATTGGGAGCGCTCGGAATGAGGCTGCCAGTGTTTTCAGCATTCTGGTGAATGCCGATGCGACCACGGCTGGTCAGATCGAAGGTCACTTCCACGAGATTATCTGCAGGATAGCTCTCGTTGTAGTTCATCACGCAAGCAACAAAGGCCACGCGATCATAGTAATAAGTGTTGCCAGAAGCGCCAAGCTGCTTGTTAATCTCTACGTACACTTCGTGGTTCTTGTTGTAGCGGCTTTCGCTAACCACTTGGAACGCCTCGTCAAAGCTGTTGGGCAGGAACACCGTACCATCAACGTCCTTCTGGAAATAAGACGTGATGGAAGCAGTGGCTTGACTGGTAACAATCACGCTATCAGCAAAACCGCCGCCACCCAGCAGGTAGAATTCTTGATTGCCATCGTTGAAGGCAACAGAAGCAGTGGTAGCTGCTTGCAGAGTGTAGAGAGTGGGAGCGCCGCTCACAGTGAA